TGAGTGTCTGTCTGTCGTACTATCATCAAAACGAACAATCATTTTTGGCCTCAAAGATGAGATTTGCACGTTTCTTGATGCAAACCTTTTTACAAAATAGGATTTTTCGTTCTTTTCTAAACCGCCCGAAAGTGCAATTAAGAATCCATTATCCGCTATTTGGCCTGATATTGTACCCGATACAATTTTTGTCACGTCTAACAGCAAATCTTCTTCGCCTGTTGAAAAATGTTGAACTGGACTTAAAGATACGACTTCTGTGCCTGAAGGGCCTTGCAAAGAACCGCTTACAAATACGTCAACACCGTCTGATCCTAAACTTCCAGACTTCATTGCGCCTTCGAGGGCCCAAGTGTTTGCTTGACCATTTACTATTGAAGCTGTAACAAAATTACTACTCATAGTATCAGAATAACTTACGACATCAAACCCTGTGCCTTCATCAAAACTCTTGGCAAGAGGAAACAATATTACATCAAAACTATGTGGTGTTGTTTGTCCACCATACACGTCGTGTAATTTTACCTCACATTTAAATGTCGAGTCATTAATGTCAATCTCCCCGGCGGAATCCATCCTTGTTATTTCAGATATAGGAAATTTAATTAAAAGTCTGCTAATTTCTTGCGGTGCTGTTTCACCAGATATCTTTGTTTCGTTGTGTAGCTTAAATAGATCAAGCGTTCCAGCGTTGCCTACGTTTGCATCTTTTGCTCGAAACGAATTATTAATTATTTTATTTGTAATATATGTGTCTTTTGAAGCTGATAAGATTCTGTACATTATACGACCCTTCCAACAATATCTTCGCTAGGATACTTAAGTTCAAATATACCTCCGTCAGGAGGAAATATAAAACCTCTTTCTAAATTCTGTCTTACGTCAAAGTCATGGTTTGAGTATGCATTCCCTTCGAGAAAACCTGATTTTCCGACTATGTTAAAAGACACTATGGATAAGACGCCTGGTACATTTAATATTATATTCTCGAGTTCACCAATAATAACAGGTTTATTAATCTGCATATTTCTAATATTAAAATAGCTTCGTACTTTAGAATTTATACTTGCAAGAACTATTTCCTGACGAAAACCTTTTTCTATCGTGACTGTGTATCTTACACCTAAATTTATTATTATTGCGTCTAGAACATCTACTGCGTCTGATGTCAAACGAAAATGGTTTAAATATTTTGCCAAATTTTGTTTTAGTGTGTCTGTAGAGATTGTCAGCTTATTGTTACTATTTCTTGATATTACGTGAAGCTCAGCAGCTCTAGGGTTTCGGGGATTATCTGAAACCGCAACTCTAAATACTCTTCCAAAGTTTGAAGGCATTGAATACACTCTCGCAATTAAGTCCTCTCTAGTGACAATTCTATTTTGTGAACTTCTATTAAAAATTGCAATATTGCGTAATTCTTCTATTGAAGGTTCATCTTCGCCTCCTGAGGAAGGAACCCTATTAAAAACTGATAATGACGCTCTAACAAAAGATTCTGTCGAAGCTGGCGTGCTGGTTCTAAACTTCGTTATCAAAGTGTCGACAGAATTAATTTCTCCTGCAGATACATTGTGACTTAAACCACCTCCATGTCGATAGTTTATATTTAATGAAGTATTTCTAGGTGTGATACCAAGTGTTTGCGTGTCTAAAAAGCTATTCGGGTCAATCGTTATGGATGTAAAATTTTTGCGATCGCCAAATAATCTAATTGCATGCTCTGAAGGGTCTGGTATTACGTCCTCGTCAAAATTAGTTTCATCACCGGATCCAAACCTTATTGTTGTTTTACCTGTATCAATACTTCTTGATTTGACAAATCTTTTAGGTGCATGAAGCAATTCAAGCCTTGATGGTACTTCTAAACTATCGTATTTTCTGTTATCAATTGCTCTAAATACTGTGTCTTGTGTAAGTGTATCGACCTCAAAGTAATTGTCACCTGTTGAGTCAATTACAGAAATAATTTCATTTACGTTATCTTCAGCTAATTCCAGGGTTCTAAACGGTACTAACCGATCATCTATGTTAAATATTTCAGTTTTGATATTTGCGCTCGATACAATTCCAGTTCTTCTTAAAATAAAGTTAACGACCCTAGTGCCTGAAACGACCCCTATAGTCTGAGTTGCAATTAATTCATTTGCTTCATTCCTGTCAGAAAAGTCTACATCTTCTAACAAATAGAACTTGATGCCTGAGGGTGTTGAAAAAACCGTGTTTGCTTTAATAATTGGTAAACTATTTTCCACAGGAGCGTCTGCTCCGGAGCCATCTATTTTTGCAGGAACTACAATACTAATTTGAACCTCTGCGTAGGATGGAGCGGCAGATGGTATTCTTATTCCTGCTTCTCGAACTAACCGCTCAATATTGGCTCTTTCTACAGCAGTTTCAATATTATTTTCATTAAATTGATGATCCATGTAGTAAGTTAAAACATCACCAACGTATGCGCCCAAGTCAAGCAGCATTCCACCTAAACTGGCATCAGAGAAATCAACCATGTTATCACTGAAATGTGTTAACATATATCTTCGCAGATCATTTCTTAAGGACTTAAAATCCTTGTTAGTGTAACTTACCAATTTGTGCTTTTGAACTTCTTTTTTTATATTTCTTGCCACACTTATCCTCCAACTGTCAAGTCTACTTCAAGCGCTAACTTTGGTGAATTGAATCTAGGAATTGTATAGTTTACACGTAATCTGACCTTTGTTAAGCCTACACGATTTAAATTATTTTTTTCTTCAATGTCTACAAAAGCTGCACTAATGTTATCAACGCTTATACTAGGCATATATTTTTCAACTGTGTTTGTTATAGTTTGTGCTACAATACTCTCAAAGTTTGGCTCGTTGCTAAATTCATATAAAATCGAATTTAAATTGGCGCCAAAATTATACATGCCAAGCCTCTCACCGTGGTTTGTCATTATCAAATTTCTTAAGTTGTCTGATAACTGCCTAATAGGATTTTTGTGCATTTTAAATATATCGTCGCCTGACTCAAGCGGCGTCATTAAACCGATTGGCCTGTCAACAGTTTTTTTTGCAACAAATTTTCTGTTGTCTCGTCTAACACCGCTACTTTTAAATTTAAATTGCGAATGACCCATACATACCTCTTTGTCTTATAAGTATCACTACGAGTTTGTTTCACCAAAAATTTTTGTAGATTTGATTTTTTCTTCAATAATGCTTGAAGCGCCATCATCAGCGAAGAAGTTCTCTGAATTGATGTTGTCACCGAACAGCTCCATAGGTAGTGAGATTGTCATTGGGTCTATTGCTTCCGATAGCACAATTTCATTTCCATCTTCATCCTTGCCGCGTTGTTCCGGAACTCCAGGAACTTCAATATCTTGAGAAAACCCCTCACCTTCACTTACCCGTGCTCTGGCCTCTCTTGCTTGCACGATAGGTTGATAAAAAGCACTAATTGCTTGTCCTACTACCGGGACAGCTTGCAGTATCTCCATAAGTGTGTTGATGAGTGTGTTGAAAAATGCTATATCACCTGCCATTTTTTTTAATAATGGTGACAGCTCACTATGAAGTATGTAAGGTTCAGTTTTTGGAAATTCCTCATTATTGCTTCGAACTGCTAAATGTATTTCGTCTCTTGCATTCAATCGTGTTACGCCGTTATTAGCTAAGCTTAAAAATTGTTGACCGTCATCGATTGATGCCTTCATAACAACATTACCTTCTAAGTCCAAATCAATAAAAGAACTGCCTGCTTTATTGACAATTCTCGTGCTTGTTTCGCCTATCATTCGATTATTGTTAGAATAGGTAACCACACTTGGGCCGCTATGACTGGAAAGCACATCAAAAGTTGAACCAAATACGAAGTCGACATCGCAGTTATGAGATAAATAAACTCTTGAACCTACATCTATTGCATCGAAAAGACTGTCATTTAATTCCTGATTGTAAACACTCATATTATTTGACATTATATCAGCAATTTTATTATTTTCTACATAGTCATACTTGTCTGCGATACTATCATTTGCGTGTGCCTTGATAGAATAACCATCAGCTTTAGCAGAATTATTTATTATTTCTTCGGACGCTGCCACTAGTTCGTCTAGCGAATTTTTCTTTCTAGTGACAAAAATATCAATTGCTGCAGAGTGTGGCTTTCTATTTTCAGGTACTGTACCTCCTATATTTTCACCACCGATGTAAAAAGCATCAAACCCTACATTACTCCTGCAAGTATTTAAAGGTGTAAACTTTTCAGTTGTTAGCTGTATGCCTGCATTATTTGAACCCTGTATTAGTAAGTCAGAACAATCTTTTGCCATCCTTGGTACTGGCTCACCTGTAAATTCTTTGTTGTAAGCGAGTGATGTTTTCAATATTTCGCTCATCGGTAGCGGAAAATTACTACTATTGTTTATAAAGCCTTGTGTTGATGCCTCTTGAAATTCATCTAGTGAAAATGCAGGTGTCAAATCAATGTTATTTGTGTTACCTTGACTAGCGAAAGCACTGTCCATTATATTGTTAATTTCAGGCATCCTTTCGTAGTTTGTATAATTAATATCATCTACTTGTAATGCACCAACCTTTCTGCACATCCAGTAGTAATATCTAACACCTTTTATTTCTTCGGATACTAACCATACGTATTCGCCTGTTTTAATTGGCATTGATAGGTGTGGTGGAAAAAAAGGATAGCAAATAGCTAATTTTGGATCGTCTTTAGCCTGATTTTCATCAATTAAATACACAAACAAAGAATTTAGAGGCATGTTATCAATTAATTGAGGATTAATAAAATAATTTGAACTTTCTGTTGTTTTTCTTTTTCGATCTTCAGGTAAGGAATCTTCAAGTTCAGCTTGCGTAATTCGACCAGATAAAACATCCTTAAGCAAGAACTCCGTTTCCCCGTACTTTCGCCCTAAAAATTCATAAGGGTTAGAAATAACTTCTCTAACGATTCCAGACAAAAAATTGTAATTTACACCTACTTGTAACTTTTCATTATCATTTTGAATGAGGTCGCGACCAGCCAGCATTGATGAGTCTGTTTTTAAAAATCTGTGGTCTAAATCTCGTATACTCATTACTCACCTATGGTTTTGAATATATCGTCAGGATTTACAGCATTCTCTCTTTCTTGTGCTTTTGCGACTAATTCTGCTAGTTTTAAAATTTGATCATTTGATTTAGACATTCTTTCCAAGTATTTTGTAGCTAGCGAACCGTGTGTTGAGTGGTTTCCTGAACTTCCTGGAATCGTTACTAGTAGATCGTTTAATAATATCGCAGCACTTTCTCTGTCTTCTAGAGCATTTTGATAAGATTCTTTCCATAGCAACTTTTTTTTGTCCTCTGTTTCTTCTAAGCTATCAAGCAAGTCTGAAAACTCTTTAATCTTCTGCTCTTTAATTGTTTTTGTCATCACATTCTCAACCTAAACATTGACTTGTATTCATCATTATTTTTAATTATCTCTCTAAAGTGTTTTCTAACATTAGACATTGCAACAGAAAGCTGTTTTGGGTTTAAGCCTGAAATTTCTCGCAAGTATACAAATATAGCACGCTTATTTAAAAGTTCTAAGCTATCAATATCGCGAAATAACTTAGTGACTGCTTTAACACATAATTTTTCATTTTCATTGTTGATTTTACCGCTTATTATTTCAAGTACCTCAAACATTCGCTGTTTATCTTCTTGTTGTATTAAGGCTGACTCCGGTGATGGGACAAAACTATAGATGTCAATACTTCTTTTGTCCGCTGCACTTAAATTAGCATAGTCATCAAAGCTTACGCTTCGTCTATCGTACTTGTTCTTTTTATTGCTTTGGATTATGAGAAAATTCTTAGCGCATACATTAAAGTAAGAAAAAGCTTTTGATCCTCTTTCGGGGTCAAATTTTTCAAGTGTTTCATATAAGAAAGTAACACAATCAAATTTTAAATTTTGAAATGTCACTGGATCTCTGGCAAAACCATGTATAAAAATTAAATTTTCAACTAGTTTATGAAAGGACTGTCTAATTTTCTTTTCGTATATTCTGTGACGCTCTTTTCGACAATCAGTCGACTGGTATTCAACTATTGCTTCGTGTGCTTCTTTTCCAAAATATAATTTTTTCTTTGCTTTACTTAAGCCTTTAGATGGGCTTCGCTTCATTGTTTTCTTTTTCAATCTCGGCACTTTGTATTCCTGTTTTTCTCGTTAACCTATTGGCTATATTGAGTATTGCGCCATGACAGTCTCTAATTTCTGCAATTACTTGACGTACTTCTAAGGAATCAAAAAATACAGGCTTCTGTATGATTTCATACATTCGACCATATTTTTCGTTCAAGATATCGAGAGACTCTTCTATAGCGTCCTCGATGTCGATAATAAAAAGGGAAAACTGATAAAGCTTCCAGCCAAGAAAGAGAGATAGAGAAAGAAACAGGCAACACAAACCAATAATTATCACTTCAAATGTCATTTATTATCACACCTTTCAAATAAGTTATCGTACTTTCTTTTTATTGCGTCTTTATTAAATTCATGACAAACCTTTTTAGAAAGTTTTTTTGCATTTTGCTTTGCACTTTTATAATCTTCATAAGTTTTTCTAATTTGTGCTTTAAAGCTTTTTTCTTTCGGATTAGCCCACTTAAAACCTTCTTTAAATATTCTGTTATCAATTCGTGACTTACTAATTTCGACCAAATCATAATCGACAGGCGAAAATAAATCTTTTTGAAGAAACTCTAGATGGCCTGACCAGTTTGTAGCAATTATAGGCAATCCTGCGGCTGCTGCTTCAATTAAAGGTAAACCATAACCCTCACCCCTTGTGGCTGTAGCATATGCTTTCACATTTGGGTGACTGTAAAGTGCGGCTATTTGACTACTGCTCATATTGCCATGTAGTAACCTTAACTTCGGATGTGCTCGTTTAAGGTAATCTTTTTTGAAACTTTGCAAGTATTCTTGGCAATACATTTTGTCCTGAGCTGTGCCTTTCCCAAAATTAGTTTTTAACACAATACCTACATCTTCATTATTTGCAAACTCTTCAGATATCCACTTTATTGTATTAACTAAATTTTTTCTATCATCTTCAGGTAACTGACTAGTAAGCGTACCAATTACTAGAAAATTAAATTTTGTATCACTTAATGTATCAAACCTATCATCGTTTAGGCATTTTGATATTTCACTTTTGTTAGTTACAGCTGGATTATACCACTCTTGAATTACAGTTACAGGTGTTTTAATGATGCCAGATCGTTTCAAAACATTTTTTGTAAAAGTTGATGGGACAACAATTTGATCCATTCTATTGCAATTTGCTACCCAGTCTGAATTGCATTTGTCAGTCTCAACTAGCGCTGATATTCCAATATTAGTTTTTGCTAGTTCAGGATTCCACTCATCTGGTAATTGAACTTGTAAAGACAAGTCAAATTTTTTATCATCAAAAGGCTTAGAACAAGACATGATTTTTCCAATCATTCCGTTTTCCATGTCTTCATTAAGTAGCCAAGGTGTATTTCCCCATTTTAGGCACTCTACTGTCAAGTCTACATCCTTACGACTAAACAACCAAGCAAACAACTGGCGTGAATGCACGCCATACCCACTATTTGTCAAGAGGGGTGCTCTTAAAATTACCTGTTTTTTGTCCATCAAATCTCCTCAATTGTCCAATTTTTTCTTCTTTTAAAATCTGTCATTGTCTTAAGCATTGTTTCGTGCCAAAGACCCACAGTTGTTTCATGATCAAAAGCTTCAGATGCGTACTTTTTTACTTTGTGGGAAAGCTTTCTTTTCTCAACATCATCCATATCATGAAGTCTCATTATGGCATTGGCAATTTTTTTGTTATCAACGTAATCTTCGTAAATGTACGGCACTGCTTGACTTCCGACAAGCGTCTTAAGATCAATATCTAGTGCAACTCCATTTTCTGAACCGTCTCGATAGTCAACCACTTGCCGCGTCAAACCCCCTGTTTTTGGTGCAATTATTGGTGTGCCGGTCATCATTGATTCTAGTGTTGATAGACCAAAACCTTCTGCATATGATGTATTGATGCAAAAATCGCATATGTTGTAAAGCACATTCATTTTTTCAAATTCAATTCTATCCCTCGAAAAGAATACGTTGTTTTGGATATTTAACATTTCAGTTACTTTAAATAAGTCTGGGCCCTCGGAGTCGTTAGGTTCTGTGTGCATAATTAACGTTGCTTTTTTGTGATTGTATTTTTCTTGCAACTCATCAAGAAAGAAAGACCAAGCTTGTAATAAATCAGAAGGTCTTTTTCTTTTTGCATTTCTATTTACCCATATTCCAACAAAATGATCCTCTCTATCTTCACCGAGCAAAGACTTCTTATGCTGATTTATTTCTTTGCTTTTTATTTGAAAAAATAATTCATCCGGTAGTGAATGAGGAACGAAATTAGTTTTATCTGCGTGTCTTTCTTTTAGCATTGTATATGTCATATGACTATGGCAGTTTATAAGATCTGTTGAGCGATAAAAAGCTTCGTTAAATTCAGGGTATGGATAGTTATCCCAAACGTGCCACCATACAATTGGACATACTTGGTGAACTTCATCTTCAATTTCAAAAAGCCACGTGAAAAACCTGGGATCTGTAAAAATAAACAATAAGTCAGGTTTTTCTGTCGCTAATGCCACTCTCAGTAACTCAGGATTACCAAATCCATCGATTGGTTTTATTATGAAGTCGTCATTTACAACTACTGTTCTATAGTCTGCGTGCTTAAGTGCAGCCCCAAACTGGCGAAAAGACCAACAGCCTTTTTTTAAAAGACCTTCTATTAAGTGCCTTGTCTGAGTGCCGACACCACTTGTTGATAAAGCGTGATCTGATAGCACTAAAACCTTAAACTTTCCATCTTCTGTCATTAATTCATCCTATAGTGTTCATCATCTTGTACAAAGAATATCTCTTTTGTTCATTATATTATACATTAATTTAACTGTGTAAATAAAATTATGTGCAGTGTGTTGTCTGATAAAATTGACAGTATTTACAGCTATTTCTATTTTTAAGGTACATTCTTCTATTAACGCTATTTATCATATTGCGCATTAGCTTTACACCTTTCTGATAAGTTTTTGGACCTACAGAGACCGTTACTAGCTCACAAATCTTACCCGGTTTTCCACCTCTTTTTAGCAAAACAAAACCGCACCGTATATCTTTTAGGTCAATATTATGCTTTTTAGCCCAAAAGTGTTTATATAGGATTAATTGCGCTGTCATTCCTAGGTCTTGTTTTTTATCTCTTCGCCAACCCCAAGCTCCTGCAGTTTTCCAGTCAATAATCCAGTAGACATGTCCTTTACCTCGCTTCTTAGGTACCTTAAGCACACCATCAATAAAACCCTTAAACCGCAAAGGGACTTTTATATCATCAATTACTTCGTAAAGTTGTTCCTCAGCTTCGAAACATTCCCACCCAGGAAGTTCTTTATCTAAAAAGTTAAGTACTTCATCCCACATGTTATTTGCCCAAGACTCCCAAGTTTCGACCGGCTCGTGTTTGTACCACCCAGGTTGCTTAGAGTACCACTCTGGATTCTCATATCCAGCATTCTGCCATTCTTCTTTCATGACTCCTAGTATTTTATCACGGTCGACTTTTCGTGTCTCCAGAAGTGTTTCACAACCTTCGTGGACAGCTGTTCCAAAGTGAAGATAGGGTGAGGGTTCAAATGTATCAATTTTATCAATATAAACAAGTTTGTGACGATATGGACATTCTTTCCACTGCTTTATTTCAGAAAACGATATATGTGGTTTTCCCGTTGGAAAATTTTCATTGTTAGTCATTTTTTCACCACTTGCTAGTTATAAATAATTCTAAACAAATTAATGAGATTTTACATTTACACACAATTCTATAGTTCTAATAATTCATCTTCTAAATTAGCAATCTCATTCATTAACACGGAATATTGTCTTATGTTTCCATTTCTCTGAAATTCTATTGCTTGTTTGTATTTCTTATTGATCTCTTTTTTAATCTTCTGCTTTTTATCACCGAATATAAAGTTCATAATTGCAGTCAACATATTTTAACCCTTGTTTTGCGCGAGCATCTGCTCAGATATTTTCTTTTTGAGGTCTGTTAATGAATATTCATGTGACCTACTGTGGAAGTACACTTCTTTTTTAAGTTTTGCCTCAAGGCATTTTCCCGTATAGTCTAAATTTTTATAGTCACTCCCTATTATTCTTACGTCCCATTCTGTTGTCTCTAATAGGTTTAGAAGTTCTTGTTCAGTGTTGTAATGCATAACATCATCTACGTACTTTATTGATCTTAGAATGTACTCTCTTTCTTCTACAGACTGTACTGGTTTGCACTTATAAGGTCTTTCAATTGTGGGATCACCTTGCAAAGCGATAACAAGAACATTGCAGGCGTTTTCTTTT